TGTGTCCTGCCGGATACTCTCCCGCCGCCTCTCTTGGCGTGCCCGTTTTCAAGCAGGTGCGGCAGTCCCGGGGTCTTGTTGTAAATGGTCGCAACCGACCCGAGGCGTCTGTACTCGCTCCGATACGTCCATCCGCCGGCATACTTACCGGAACCGCCGAAGGAGCCGGAAGAATTTGAGCGGACAGCCCGCGCTCCCTTCTGCGCTATCTTTGCAACAGCTTCGCGAGTGCCGTTTGCTACATCTTCCCCGTACTCTTCCAGTATCTTGTGCAGTTCACTCTGAAATTGTTCGGGCGAAATTGTTTTAGCCATTCGTCCCGCCTTTCCGCTCACAGTACAGCTCCACGGTGCCATTGTTCGGTCGGTAGGTACGATATACTGCATACCGTTCACCGTTCCGAATGAGTATGACCTGCCCGCTGTAATCCAGTTCCGTCATGACAAAGCGGAAGGATGGATTCAAACCATTCCTCCCGCCTTCAAACAGTTCCGTTGCAGTCACAGAATCATAATATCCGTATACGGTTTTTTCCGCTTCTGTCGACCTGCGGACTCCGTACTCATCCAGAGCATAGACGGCAGACACAAGGACCGCTGTATCAGGTATCCTCATTTCTTACCGCCTTCCTCAACTCATCCACCTGCAGACGATAATCCTGCATGTTGAGCTGTATATCATTCGCATCGATTCCGAACCGGGACCGGGCAAAGGAGCGGACACAGCCGAGGACGGAATAATTAAACTCGTCCTTTGCTATGTCCTCATCAACTCCCTTGTTTACCATGTCCGCCCGGCATTCCTCGATGATGTCCTTAATCTCCGCTATGACGTTGTCATCCGTGGACACCGTCCGAACCGCGAACTTGATTTTTTCCAAATATTCCGCGCTTACCATGCCGGGCCTCCTTTACTCATGTGCTCAGGTTCCAGAAGGAGCCGCCGCCTGTGCAACAATCTGCATGCCGTGCAGAGCGACAAGGTCGGCGTTTGCGGTCTGTGTGCCCTTGATACCGATCATGTTGCGCTTGAAGTAGTCGCCGCCTTCGTCGGTCTCGATTGCGTAATTTCCCCACATAGGCATGTCGATGGTGCCGGGCTGGCCGTAGAACTGTGTTCCTGTGGTCAGGCCGTCGAGGATACGGAAAGCAACAGCCATACCGCCTTCTTTGATCGTTCCGGAAGTGTTGGTCTCATCCGCGAAAGTGATCTCATACAGAGCTTTCTTCTCGTTGGTGCCGCGGACAGCGCCCAGAGTAGCCAGGTCGGTCGCGTTAAGATACAGCTTGCAGGCGCCTTTGCCCTTGATGGGACGGAAGCCCAGAACAAGGTCTCTGAGATAGTTCTGGTTCAGTGTACGGCTGTAAACCTTCTGCGCCAGAGTGGAGGCGGAGATTGCCGCGATGATCTTTGCAGATGCGAAATCGCGCAGTGCGGAAACTGCGGAGTCTTCGATCGCGCCCTGGTAGTCCAGAGGAGACTGCTTCTTCACCTGCTTGCTGATCTCGTCCAGGATGCCCCACTCCGCGGGATTGATATCGACATAGTTGAATGTTGCGCCGGTACCGCCGACAGCCTGTCCTTCGGTCACAGCTGCAGCAGTCGCTCCGGTTGCCTGATAAGCGGCTCTCCATGTGCCGACTCCGTTCAGGACGAAAGCATGGACATCATCCACAATATCAGCCGCGGAAGCAGCCATGCCATTGATCCCGCCGACCTGTGTGGGCTTTGCAATATGTCCGGTAGACAGGAGCTGTCTGGTCTCCATGACCATGCGGCCGGTCCTCATGAATTCATCTGCTTTGGACTCCACTTCGGGAGTTACCGCGGGAGTGGTGTTCTTCACCTCAAGTGCCATTTTTGCACGTACCTCCATCTCTTCTCTGTTGAGGCTTTCTGCCTCGGTTGTGATCTCCGCAAGGCGGGTCTCTGTTGCATCTGCGGAATTGGCCTCTGCGGTCAGCTCCTCACGTCTTGCCTCAATTTCCTTGAGGCGTTCCATATTATCAGTCATGTGGTGACCTCCTTGTGATATTTGTTGATGGCCGCCAGTGCTTTTACTCTGGCTTCCTGTATCGCAACGCTCTTGAGTCTCTCCGCTTTAAGTTCTGCGATCACTCCGTCACAGTAACTGCGAGCGCTGATTGCTGTTCCATCGTTGGCGGGCAGTGACACTGCCGAAACGTCGTACAGTTTCCGAACCTTGGTGATAGTACGCAGGACATCAACGGTATTGGTCTCGACATTTTCCGTGATTTCCCGCTTGTCTTCGTCTACCGTAAAGCCGAAGGACATCTTTGTGGTATAACCGCCCTTGATTTCCTCGTACAGCTGACGGCCTGTCTCTGTCCCGCCGAGATTCGCCTCCATATGCAGGCCGTGGTCGTCGGTTGACACTGTCAGAGTGCCGTTGCTGTTGCGGGCAAAGACTCTGCCCTGATGGTCGTACTGCATGATAACGTCGGACATGTCCGTCTCGTCGAAAGCGTGAGGATCCATCTGCTCTCGGACCGTATAGCCGTCAAAACTGTACAGTTCATACGGCTCGTTGAAGGTGGAAGCGTACCCTTCGACGGTGTAAGATTTCTTTTCGTCATCCTTATCGTCTTTGTCGGGTTCCTCTTCTTTGTCGTCCGGCTCTTCCTCCTCGGACTTCACCCGGATCGTCATCTGCCGGTATTCTCTGCCGGAGTCAATCTTCTCCAGAATCTTGTCTATCTTTTTCTTTTCCATCGTCTTTATCTCCTGTGTCTGTGTCAGATGCGGGGTCTGCAGGTGGTTTGCTGTCATCTCCGACCTGATACCTGCTCATGTCGGTGGATTTGATATAGTTGAGCGATACATAAGCAACATCGCCGTCATCTGTCGGAGGGTATCCGAGGAGCTCGAGATACTGATTCTTTGTCAGCAGGCCGATTTCCTTGGTGCTGTTGATAATGTTCAGCTTCGTGCTCCACGATGCCCCCGTTGCCGCACTGGATGTGACCATGATGGCGTTGCCGAAATCCTGTTCTCGCCTGGTGAACAGTGCTCTGGTAAAGGCTTCGCCCATCTCTTCCCAGAATGGTTCGACAATGGCGTCAAAGTAATTCATCATGGTCTGCTCATTTGCGGTGTTATCAACGACCTCTGCCGGAGTTCTCCAGAAAGTATAGAGTCGCTTTTCCAGTTCCTTCATCTGTGCGGCATTGGCTGCCCATGTCGATACTGTCAGCGGCGTGTATGCCTCTGTTGCGTCCAGAGCAACGATGCCGCCGGAGCCTTCTGCCTCTTTGACGCGCTTTTCGAAGTCCTTCTGTGCCTGCTCTGCGCTTTTTGTGGCCAGCATGGCATTCTTCTGCGTGAAGAGTCCATGGATCTTATTGGATACTTCCATGGCTTTCTGCAGGGATGAATACATGTTCTGCATCATCTCAAGGGAACCGTCCAGGGCGTCATTCCCTCTGCCTGCGTATGTGGATCCGTCGTATTTCCTCCGCAGGACCACAAGGTCTTCCATATCAACGACCACTTGAGCGCCTTCTGGCGTCCGTATGGCCACGGCATAGCCCCTTCTTCCGACCAGTTCCCTGATTTCAAACTGGAGATAGACCAACGGCCATATCTCCACCGGCTTCATACGGTTATCCCATCGCACCCACGCAAAAGCTGTGTTAGTGACTTGCGCCTGCCATGCCATGGCATATTTAAATTCCTGCGCGGTCATCATCTTATTAGGACGGGCGAACAGCTTTGTATAGTCACTGGTCCGTTTTATCTGCCTGATCCGGCCGTCCTGGTCTTTGATTACATGCACAATCTGCCCGCGGGAGATGTGCGTCGCATTGGTGTCCAGGATTGCCACACAAGTCGCATCTTTTTCCAAATCGGGGTTTACGTTTACGGACTTTGTCCCATATCCGGCCAGGTACGCCGTGCGTCCCGTCAGGCTGTTTATAAAATTTGCTAAAAATCCCATTGTCATCACCTCAAATACGGGACTATTTCGTCCGAATGGTTCTGCAAACCTGTCCAGGCGTTGAGCAGGCTCACCATTCCGTCTATTCTTCGGTTGCTCGCCGATTTGACCGGCTGTATTGACTCAATGCCCTCTTTATTGAGGGACTTGACTGCTGTATTCAACAGGCACCACCGGAGCATCGGATTATTCTGGTAGATGATTCGGTGCTCCTCAAAAGCGCCTTTCAACAGTTTCATCGGATAGGTCCATGTGAACGGCCCCTGCCGGATCTTCTCCATCACAAAGCCGATTTCCGTCATCTGCGGGGCCCAATAGCCGGACAGTGCGGCGTCGTAGCACACCCACAAAGGCCGGATGTCATGCTCCTTGACCATATCCACAAACCATTGCGTCACGTCGTTATAATCGACTGTCGCGCCTGTGCAGACCTTGAGCCAGCCCCGCTCTGCCCATAGACGATATGGAGCCTCGCGGTCTGACCGGTGTTTGATATCTTCCGGGTTCAGCTTTGATTCCGGGATGAAATACTTCTGCAGGACATAAAACCGCTCATCATTCGGCTTCATGATCAGCAATGTTGCACAGGTCAAATCCGTAGTAGCCGACAAATCACACCCGCCAACCGCATAAGAGTGCTCCAAAAACTCCATCGGGACGGTCTGCATGTTGACGGCTTCGTCATAAGACAGCCATCCCTCGTTGCTGTTTTCGGGGATGTTAAAGTCCTTTGTAAGCACCGTGGGCAGAAAAGACGGGTCTCTCTTTGCCCTCTCAACATGTTCCGTCAGCGTCTTGATGCTCTTTATCTTTCCAAGGCCGGGATTCGCTTTCTCCCAGCATGCCGGGTCTGTCCATTCCTCTCTGCTGTCCAGTTCGTACATGAGCGGGAGTAATTGATAGTCATGGAATCCGTCGTCCCACATGGCCACGTGAGCCCCATACTCATACCGGGCATCAAAAAAGGCCTCCCTGAGGAAGCCGTTCGTGGATATCATCCAGTATATAGGTTGTTCACGCTCTGCCTGAGACTGCACAAGGACATCGTACAGCTTCGAATCCTTCTGCGCGTGGATTTCATCCTGACAGACAAAACTCGCATTCAAGCCGTCCAGGTTATCCGTTTTGGCGGCCAGTTTCTTTATTTTGCCAAAATTCATCTGACAATAAATATCTGTCTGCCGTTTATGCTCGAAGCTTCGCAGCGCCGGTGACTGCGTCATCATGTTCGCCGCCTCTGAGAATACCTGGTCGGCCTGATCCCGGGAGTTCGCCGCGCAGTAAATCTCCGGGCCGTTCTCGCCATCATTTAACAGCATGTCGTGCAGGACTGCAGCTGTCTCGGTGGACTTTCCGCATTTACGGCCTCTCAGGTCGAGCACTTCCCGAAAACGTCTGTGCCCGGTGTCCTTCTCCACCCATCCGAATATCAACTGCATTTTTGCCAGTTGGAAGAGTTCAAATTTTATCAACTGCCTGCCCGCTTTGCCCTTGGACTGCCGGCAGAACTTCTGCATGAAATCTATATGCCGTTGTCCTTTAGCCTCATTGAACACATACGGAAAATCGGCGGGCGGGGCGTCCATCCAGCCGCATTCCCTTTCGTATACCGCACGGATCTTCGCTGATGCAGGTATCTCTCCGGAGCGGATACGCTTTAGATA